TATCATAATAGTTTAGTATTAAAAGTGGGAAAGTGGGCAGAAAGCCCGCAAACCCGCATAAATACTGGGTTTTTACTGGTCAAATCCTAGTTTTTGAAAGTGGGCAAAACCGGGCAAATGACCAGAAATTTGACCAAAATTCATAAATTTTCTCCAAATTAACACTGATTTATAAGTTCTGGTCAAAAATATCCGGGCTTTGGTCAAATCCTAAAACCCAAAAGTGGGCAGAAAAATGACCTGTTACTACAAAGATTTTTAACCTAGATTAGCTTAAATCGGTCAGAAATTTCGTCTCTGATAAGGCAAATTGTGCTTCACGGCAGGCATATAATTGTACGTAGACATCTTAGAATCTGGCACTCGCTTTACAGATTTATGCTTCCGACCGGTGCGAATTTTACGAGTCTTTTCCTCAGAACCATACATTCGTCCGAAGGCCTCGCTCAAAGCTTTAGCCAATTTTTCCATCGGCTCCAAAACTTTGTTCCACGCTTCCGCCAAAGTTTCACACGCTTTCTGTAATTCTTCCATGGTCATCATAAACTCTCCTTTACGTCATAAATACGGTTTAATGATACTTTCGTAATTTTTCCTCCCTTTTGAACCATTGCGTAGTCTCCGCTCCAAAATCCAGTTCCGATCTGCAATAATTCATAAGTATCAGTATTTAATTTACATCTACTGCAATCGTCAACCACGTTGAACATTTCCTGAGTAGATACACAAGCAGAACAGGTTGAGTAATCTGGTCTTACTTTACAGATTTTCATCTCACCTACCTCCAAACCTTTCCTGTTCTCTTATCTTTAAGTACAACTCGACCCTCGATATGGAAATCCGCCAATTCACAAAGCGAAAACAGCATGTTCAATAACTGATGAAACCTAACATCGTCCTTGTCCTGTTCCTGCTCCACATTCTTGATCGCGTTGTAAGCTGTCGGGTCGTTGTAACCCTCTGCGTTTTTTCTGTCATCCTTAGCTGTCATCTCTACCTCCCCATCTCATGGAATCGTCCATCCACATTGCAGCATTCATAACAGACAGAACAATATATCCACCCAAAATAAGAATAACTGCCAAAGTGATAATTCCTAAAATTAAATATCCCATTTACTTACCCTCCACTTCTTCTAATCGCACACCGCCGTACACCCAAAGATCTTCTTTGAGTTTGTCCATATCCAACTCATCGTTTTGCCACTTTTCATAATATTCGAGAACATGCTCTGTAAACTCCGGAATCCGCTTTGCATATGACTTCGGCCAATAATGATCCATCAGCACTTCAAGCGGCAGAGTAAGCAGAAGAATCATCGCCTGATTGATAGCATCATTCGTAGCCTCCTGCTTAACTCTATCCAGTTCACCAGATATCTTTTCTCGAACCAGGGCATCTAACTGGGCTCTTGTCAGATTATATGTAGCGGTCTTAGTTTTCTGCTCGCACTTCTGTGCTCTTCTCCTTTCAGCCCGGCTCATATAGCCGCCTCCTTAATTCATAATGCAATTTTCTCTTGATACAAATAATAAAATGCCAAACATCAAGGTAAATAAAAAGAACGTTGCATCCCATTCAATCGGGATTGTCAACGCTCCAAGTACAATGAATATGATTCCGTATATCTTATTCTTAATTAAGTCCCTTCTCAACATTGTCTTTCTCCTCTTTTGACTTTGCGATGCCACCTGCTACATCATCCATTTTTATCATTACTCCGGCTTCTCTGAACCGTCCGTATGCTCTGGCTGTAGCACAGTGCTCAATACACTTCATAACCCGGTCAACCAGTGTATAGAGGCATATATAGCCGATAAGAAACATGATAATAATCTGAATAACTGTAAAATGCATAAATTTAATCCTCCATCTTTTCAAATAATAAAATGCCCATCATTATGTAAATGTCACAAATCAATACACTCTCGTTTCTGATAAAAGACAGTATGGAACCACATATCGTGACAATTAAGATGCATAAAATGTATTTACGCCATTTTTTCATTAGTACCTCCAGTAATCAATTCCGAATACGGAAGATCTTCAATCCATTTGCAGAAACTCCGCCACTCGTCAAGCTTGTGATCCTTACGGGATTTATAGATGTTTGCCAATACTTCATAGTTCATCATGACATTACGTGTCTGGTTATAGCTGCTTGGAAGAAGCTGAATCATCTGCCACCATACTTGTTTGTCCTTTGGAGCATAATGCTCGCCTTTGTAGTCTCCGCCATTCAAATATAACTTTCTATCCAGATTCAAAATATCAATGATATCCCATAACGAACTGGTTCCAATACGATTAAGATGCTCACAGCTAAAATCGTCCAGCGTAAACTCCTTAGCTGCGATCTTATGCATGGTACTGCAACTATTAGCGACCGTTCCGACTTTGTAAGTATCAAATTCTTTCCACCAATATAACGGTGCTGTGATTCTCACGTACACCGGCAACATTCTCATAAATTTTCTATGATCTGTACCAGCGTTAGCTAAGCGTTGCATGAGTGAGTGATCATTCTCACCAAGATCAAACCCGACAATATCGTATCCAGCGGTTACGTATTCACTATCGCTCTTTCCCCAAGAGTTCATAGGATTACGCATCCCTTCAATAATAAATTTCATCTGTTCCGGACTTGCCATAACCACATGCTCTAATTTAATACTCATTCGCAATACCCTCCCAGTTCGATATTTACAAGTTTTTCAGCTTCGATTTCCAAAATATTTACTTCGATATCTGATACATTCTCAACGATGGTCATCTGCCTTCTTGCAATTTCTTTTTCGTAAAGTTCTTTAATTATTAGATCTTTAGCTGCTTCTGCTACGTCTTTTTCCGTATAGATACCAAATATATTTTCTATATGTCCATATCCATCGTAATAGGTATTTCCATGAACCACATATAAAATCATCTTGTTCTCCTTTCAAAATATCCAGATCCCCACCAATCTGGATTATTATGCCCCTGTGTTCGGCATAGCCCACATTTTCAATTACTCTTCTTCCTTCTCATAAGGAATCTGGATCACATCCCCGCCAGGAACTGTAACTGACTGCATAAGCTGACCGGTTTCTTCATCGAAGTAAATGTTATCCATAGCGTGATCCCACTCTTCGAACTGCTCAGCAATGTTTCTGCCTTTCTCTTTTCGCATGTTAATAAGTTCGTCATGAACCACACGTCTCCAGGATCTCGCAATTTCCATACGGCTCTGAGCAAGGATGTTGTACAGACCATTCTCAGTCACAAAGTTGACGGAACGTCTCTGGCCTGCTACTACTAAAGGTAGTTTCAGCTTCTCATCCTCTTCGCACATTTCGAGCATTCTCCACTCGTTACCGCTACTGTAGCCGATAGCATGACTAATATCTTTTGCCTTGAACAGCGGAGCATCCAGGTCTCCGTATACATTGAGGCGTTTCCCTCCAAATGAAATACTTCCGGCAATTTTAATCTCTTTACTCATCTCTGTTTGTTCCTTTCTCTTTGTAATTTAACATCAATAGCCTTCTGCAACTCTTCTGGTGTAATATTAAAAATGGACTTAAGGAATTCCAGGCAAATATAAGCATCCGCCATCTCTTCCAAAAGTCCAATTCTATTATCATACCCACGAATCTGTTTACTGATTGCCTGTGTAAGTTCCGCAAACTCTTCCATGGCAATCGTACACTTTAATTTCCATGGCTGACTCTCAACACTTCTTCTGATAATTCTCCGCCGCTCTTTATCCGATAGCCCAATATTGCTGTTCATAGCCTGGATAAATCTATTTCGATTCATTGGTGCCATCACCGCCTTTTTATTACATTGGTTGTAAAACCAGCAGCACGTAATCTTGCATCCATATCAAGAATGTCATCAACATAAATACGTTCTTGTTTACCCATACAACGCCTTCTTTTTAATTCATCGAATGTAACGGTATCACCATCGCCAAGAAGTGCTTTTAGATTCGTAGCAAATGACCTACCCACTCTTCTGCCAATTGGAAAATCAATAGGTTCATCTCTCAAATACTTCTTTTGCCAATCATACAATTCAAATCCAAACGCTTCTTTAATTCTATTAAAATCGCTAGATAATAAATCATCCCATTGAACTTTCATTTTTCTTTTTACATATTCAGCCTCATCAATCTCAGCAAAGCCGTTCGGAGCTTCTTTAAAATATCTATTAATTGCTACCTTGTCCATGGACGGAGTGATTACGTATAGAATTCCGACGGTATCATAATCACCTTTCGCCGGATCTACAAGGAAATCCTCCGTATAAATCTTAAAGGCTCTATCAGCCGGCATATAAGGCATAGTAATCGGATACAGTTCGTCCATAACAGTATCAATCAGTCCACTGTGATATGGAGCATCCGGACAGTTGATGTTCACGCCATGATAGCGATCAACGTCTCTGTACTTAACCGTGCCATCAGCATACACGTACTTAAACAAGGAAGACATGCGTTTGCACTGATAGTTACGCTCTTCTCCCTTCAGACCACTCATATCAGAAATATCACTCCATACCTCGTCAGTATCCTCAATTGGAAGAAGTGGCTTGTTGTTGATCAGACGGTTCAGAATAGCCTTAGTCAGACCAATACTGAAACCAGAATGACCGTCCTCACACAGAGAGCCAAAGGCCTTCAATGCGCTCTCATAGCAAGCACAACCATAATCCCACTCCCCGTCTTTTCTGTCTGGCTTCTCTCGACGGCAAGCAATGGCAACCTCGTTTTCAGCCCAACGCTCCATGTTTGATTTTTCACGGCAGGAACCGATAGAGCGGTTGCGATCATCTATGTACTCATTTGCAAATATCTTTCTGCAATTTCCACCAAATGCTTCCACAATTTCCGGAAGGTTATCATTTACAGCATCGAAGATCAGTCCGTACTTTTTACACCACTCTACGGCATCTTGTGTCTGCTCTTCATTTCTGGATGTCCAGAGAATCATCTTTTCTCCGTTAGTCTGTCTCTTTTTCAGATACTCGATGAGCTCCTCGTTTGGCATACCGATCTCCGGCCACTTGTTTTCGCATAAAGTTCCATCAAAATCTACTGCAATAATGTTCTGTTTCATTTCTTTTTCTCCTTTCAGTTTTCAATCCATTCGTTATCGATATAGTAAAAACCAAATACGCATAGTCCGATAACAATTATCCAAATCACCCAGAATAACCATAGTTCCCAATCGCTTTCCAAATAATCAACAGTTTCTTCAATGGTGCTGTTTTCATAAAATGAAGAATTATCAGATATGGTTTTATCCCGTAATTCAGTAAATATGGTTCCTATATATTCCGTATCAACTCCATAATACTTATGCCGGACATGACTTGATTCTTTTATAGTGTCAATATGTTCGGTACTTGGAAACTCTACTTTGTTCGATGGGAAGATGTGTCCTAAAAATGTAATTTCCGAACATCTTTGTTCTTCGCTTCCCGCATAGTCCCAAGACCAATAAGTTTCAGTTTTGGTATGTGTCTTTCCTTTAGAATCGGTTGTAGTGACGGTTCGTGTATGCATATTGTAATGTTCCTCTATTTTTTCTATATACATATACTCCCCGTTAATTTCTGGATATGAAACAGTATCCACAGCCTTCAAATCTCCATAAACGAACGCATAACCGACGTTGGTTATCATCCCATATTCAAACAGCTCAGAGCTTTCGATTTTAATAGCTTTATTGTACTTTTCGTTCCGATCCAGAATATAGTTTGAAATTCTCCCAGAAATCACAAAACCAATAAGAAGCATCATACTGCTGCGTTTCATATCCCAAAATATTTAAAAAGAATCGAGTAGGAAATTTTCTAACATAGCGATTGTATTCTTTAATCTGCTTGTTATAATTTTCTCTATATTCGGCGATTAAATTTTCAGTAATGGACAATTCATTCATCAGTTCCTTGTAATTTTCATTGGATTTTAATTCTGGATATGCCTCTGTAACAGCCGTTATTGCAGTGGTTACATTTTCAAGGTTGGTTGTTTTCCCTCGACCTTCTACAATAGCCGTAAGAGTTTCTGCCTCATGCTTATCGTACTGCTTAACACAATCAGCCAGATTATATACAAGATCGACTCTCCTTTTTTCCTGTACCTTGATGTCAGAATCAGCCGTATTGACCTGCTCCTCCATTGCAAATGCTTTGTTTTGTGCTCCTTGAATTCCAAAAATACACATAAAAATAACCGCTATAATTCCAGCGGCCACGATAAGTACCAGTTTCCAATTTTCTTTAATTGCTTTCATATTCTACTCATCCTCCTTAATAATCCCGATAAATTCCACTCGCTCTTCTGCCAGACTTACGAAATACCTTTTTCCCTTATAATCGACGATGTCACCCTCGTACTTATAATTCTTGTCCGGCTCCGAAGCATACGCTAAGATGTTTATTTTTGTCGTTCTATTCATAGCTCCTCCAAATATCAAGCTCCAGGTTGCATGGCTGATTGATCCGCATACTGCAATGCCTGAAGTTTTTTCTTCATATTGTCTAAAATATACTCGACTGTGATTTTCGTTGTCTGCGCCAGTTTTATATACTTAGAATGTTCCTCGTACCACTTGAATATCTCATAGAGATTTCCACTCTGCCAACTGAATGACCACCAATCGCAAATCATCTCGATGATGTAATCGTATGGCATTTCCAAAACGGTCTCCAGTTCGCCATCTTCCATATCATCATGAATAAGAATCCAGTGCTGCCAATGATGAGGATTTCTGTGAATATGAAGTAACCATGCTCGCTGATATCGCTGTACAACCTCATAAGAGCGATTATTTCCATAGAAATATGCATCGTATGCCTCATACTCATCCGGTTCGTTTTTAGACTGATCATGAGCAAATTCTGTATTCCACCCGGCGGTTAGGGTGTTTGTCATAAGTCCCGGTAAATTTTTAGAAAGCCAGTCGAACCCCCTTTTCACATTAGCTCGATGCCTAGCTAAATATTGATCGTATTGAAAACTCACTTTTGACCCTCCTTCTTTTTCTTTGTTACCAGCTTTTCATAAAGTTCTCTCGCTTCATCTCCCTGGAAAGCATTGATAATCTCGACAGACTGATTCATTCGTTTTCTTCCTACAACCATTACTCCAGTGTCATTTTTGTTTGAAAAATCAACACTAACTAAAATACTATCTACCATTTTCAGCCTCCTTCCAGTAAATAGGTTTATCCGAATTTGCGTTCATCGGTTCTGCCAAACAGTCATTACAAGGATCAAATTTTTCTTCGAGATCCTTATGTTCGCAGGTTTTGCAATAGGTTTTGAAATCAACCTCTTTGTAAATATTTTCCATTGGACACCTCACATGTAATATCTTAACAAAATTGCATATAATCTTTGTTGATAGTCACACTCTATTAGCAGACTGTAAAAATCTTCCGCAGACATACTTTTCAACTTGATAGATAAAATTTTTAAAAATATCCACAGATTATAAATCATTGTCTCCACTTAACAAACCTCGTTTCATTAAATGTTTTCTTGTCCTTCAATGCTTTACTGATGGCAAGATCAATACCAGACCTGGATTTCAAATGGTAGTAATACAGATCCGTATATGGTGTATTCATCCTGTCTATTCGGCCAGCAGACTGTGCCATGATCTTATACGAATAATTCTGAGAATAGAATATAATCGTGTCCGTCGTAATACAGTTCCATCCTTCAGCCCCGGCATTGTACTGAACTAAATATACCCATGTATCGCTAGTCGGCACTGGCTGATGTTTGTGGCCGTTCCACTCTCCAACTTCGTATCCAGAAAATATCTCTTTCAGAAGTTCAAGCTCGTAATCAAAATTGTAGAATATAATCGCTTTCGGATGCTTCTCCACAATTTCGAGTAAAGCTATTTGTCTGGACTGATCTGTATTTACAATTTTTCTCCACACATAGCACAGACCGGCAGCATTGATAATTGGTTCTTTTTTAAACGGGTCCCATCTGGTTTTTCCGACATCTTTATACATTTCGATATTGTACTTGACATAAATATCCTCATGGTGCGAAACTGTCTGGCGCTTAAAATCCATATTCACCAAGATTTTGTTTCGCAATCGAATCAATCTACCAGTATTCAAATATCGGTCAACTTTAGGAAATTTGCTGAAGCGACTATAGACTATATGCTCTCTTGTAAATTCGCTTCGGTTTTTATAAAATCCGTTAGCCACAAACACCGGAATATAATCCTGCCACGTATCACCAGGAGTTGCGGATAGTAATATCCACTCATTTACCTTGGCGATTTTCAAAAATGCTTTAACCCATGTTCCAGAGCCTATGACACGCTGCTCATCGAATATAAAGAAAGCATCTTTGACATCTGCATACTTCTTGATGTTGTTCCAGGAATCAATCACAACCTTATTGGTATATAAATTTTCTTTCTTATCTGTTGATAATAGAAATGGCGAGAGTTCTTCTTCCCATTCAAAGGTATCTCGTTTCCTAGCAGTTGTGATTATGTACAAATCCTTAATATTCACATCGTCCATAGGAACATATTCGTTTGTTCCGAGCTCACCACCATTTCGAACATAATAGTAGGCTAGTGAGGTTCTTGATTTCCCACTACCAACACCACCACAAAGTATGCAGCCGTTTTGCATTCGTCGTACAGCCTCTTCCTGATAGTCCCGTAATTCTACCCCGGCCATCACACACCTTTGGCGACGAATCCATCTTCAATCTCGAACTCACATCCTTCTCCTTCGAGATCAGCTTTAGGACCATATAATAGCATCCATGTGGCGATCGTTTCGTCATCACAATTTTGGGAATGGTAAAATTCAAAAATATAATCCAATACCTTTTTGGTAATAGATATCTTCCGGCAATCGTATTGAATCTTTTCGATATTAGAAATTCCCATGATTTTAGCAGCGTTATCATACAACTCGGTTATTCCGCATACACACTGCTCTTTCGGAATAGAATATCTTTTTTTCATTCGTCATCACCCTTTCCAAATATTTTGTTCATTTGATTTATCATTCGTCTCGTACTCCATACATCTGAGAAATACATAGGCGTGTACCAATAATTTTCAGATGAATCATCCGTAGACATTGGGTCAGTTATCGAATTGCCTATTTTTATAAATCCTGCCAATCCAAGAAGCGAGATTTGGATATAACACATCAGTCCAACAATTTCATCAACATCCTGTGCAACTACTAGGATATGATTCTGGTAGTTCCTCGGCGTATCGCAATGCTCAAGCTGCTTTCGTATTACATGCACACCGGCAATCAAAGTTGCTCCGGCACCGCAACATGGATCGTTAATCGAAATGTAACCATATTTCTCTATCTTCTCTAAAGCATAGGTCGCCACCACTTCAGCCATAAGTTCACACACATGATAGGGCGTGAAGAATTGACCCGTCGAACGATTTCCAAGATTCAGCCGCATAAACATTTTTCCGAGGAAATCCTGCTCCTGGTTCTGATCCAGTGCCATGGTGGTATACGCTGCTAATTCCGGAAATATAGCCTGCTCTTCTTTTGAATACTGATGAATAATTTTCAAATATCGTTTCTCTCTTTGATCATAGTTTTCCTTGTCCAAAACGTTCGAGATGGAACATGCGTGAAGTAAAATATAATCTCTCCACACGTCCCATGCTCGATGTCTGTATGTGAGCTGTTGGAAAGATTTTAAGAATTTATCTTCCCAGTCAATTTTTGATTCTGCTTTCATTACAGGTTCTGGTGATTTTACTTCTTTCTTTTTTGTTTCGCCAAAAGGCGGTTCCCACTTAGGAGGTGGTTCTTTCGTTTTAATAGGTTTTGGTGTCGGAGTCTTAATCTGTGGTTTCGACTTCGACTTTTTCTTATTCCAAAACATGTTTTTCTCCTTTCAATAAATAAGGGTGCCGGCTTTTATACCAACACCCAGAAATATAAAGTTTATGCGAACGGAGGATTATCCACGTCGTCCGGATATTTCTCTGCAAATACGTCTTCTTCGATTGTAACGTACATGGTCTTCAAATATGCTTTGATACCGGTTTTTCCGTTTACTTCCCATTTGGACGGACTGATGATCAGATCAACATTTGCAATTTCTGCATAATCCAGGGAATCTACAGATTCCTCATCGAGTTTTGTTTTGCTTCTTCTGGTAACCATATATACGTTCGGCGGGATATTGTCAAAGCGAACGGCCACCTGAATATAATGCAACGGTTCGTCGTCTTCGTTTCTAGGCGGAAGGATTCTTACATTCCACCCATCCTCACCAAGCTGCTGTGCCTGATTCGCATCCGGAATCACAACACAGAAATTACGATTGCCAGCTCTGTTATACTTTGTCTCCTCTCCTCTAAAGTTTCTGAACATAATACGAGCATTTTCGATAATAAGCTCATTCACATTTGCTCTTGCCATGATTAAAATCTCCTTTTATTTTAGTTTTCTGGTGGATTCATTGCGTGCCGCATAACAATGTCCGAAATATCATAATCTAGGTCACAATCCATGTGGAAGTTATCGTTGTTAAAATGTGGACAATCGAAGCATGTTCGATATTTTTCATCTCCGCACGGCATAGCCCAAGGAACACAATCCACGTCGGCATCGTTTGCTCCGAGTTCTGGAATATACGGATCGTCAGATACAAACCATTCGAAATCTCCGTACTGTGAAATGGTCTTTACAGCCTCGTCAACCAATTTGTCATAATATGACCGATCGATTCCGTCTTCTTTTCCGAGTTCTTTAACCATCTCCGATTCCATCCAACGGTATCCCTTGGAACCAGTTGCGGCATAATATCGCCCGTCTTTTTCCCGCATAAGAAGTCCCGCACCGTAACCCTCTTTCATAGGACAGAACTGACCAACTTTTCCAATGAATCGATAATTGTGTCCTTTTTCGATTATCGGAGTAAGTTTTTGACAGGTATCTTCAAACATCGTATCTGACAGAAGACCTTTCTTATAATCACTCTCAGCTTTACTGAATTCCTTTTCTTCCTTAGCCACATCTGGTAATTCCTCGTTCAAATCCAAATATAAAGAGCTGCTCACAGATTTGGTTTCGCACATATCTTCAAATGCGATTTCTTCTCTGCTGAACAGCTTCTTAAATACATATGGGATCTGGAATTGTGTACCAGTTGCAGTCCATTTTCCACCTTTCTTTTTATTGTCGCCGGGAACATAGCCATACATTTTCTGGCATTCTTCAGCGGACTTATATTTCGCAATATAAACAGCATCATTAACCAGACACATACGGTCATACGTTGCTTCATGCTCAAAGGTATATCCGTACCTCTCACCGAAATCCATAACAAACTGTATGATTTCAGGAGTAGCATCAGGAATTTTGATGGAATCGGTTTTGATGTGAGCCACTTTGAATCCACGTTTTAAGACCTCATTCTTGAGATCGATCATGAATAACGCTCCACGTTTTGCAACAATGTTGTCAATGTTTCTTGGATCACGGAATGGATTATCAAACGATGCAGATGTCAGACCGTATACCGAATTGATAGCTGTTTTCAAAGCATTAGCCAAATCTTTAGATGTCATCTCACCGTCGATTACTCTCTGAATATACGGTGTAAGTTTTCCATCCAGCATCGTATTAACAATATCCCAAGCCTCATGCTTGATACTCACACGACCTTCAACAATGTCTCGGAACGCTTTCGTAAATCTCGGACCGAACAGAACCTCTGCTATTGCACTATGCGGGTGCATTGACGAAATATCCAGAAGTGCTACGTTTCCGTACATACCAGGAACACCTTGGGCAAATCCGCCTTCTCCAACTTCTTCTCCACGATATGTAGACTTTCCATGATCGAATACATACCCAGGGAAATATGGAAGAATGCTGTGAGATTCGAATGGAACTTCGTTCTTATCGTTGTACTTCCAACCATAGTGAGGCTCTTCCATCATCTTAGGGCAGGCTTCCTTAAGGAAGTCCATACTCTCTTTATCCAGCGACTCTACTGGCTCTGCCAGATTTCTGTAATGGAATTCTGACTGCGGTTTCCGGTTGGTTCCAAATATAATTCTGGTTGTAAGAGAGTTTGTAGTATCATTAACAGTCATCTCTGCTAAATCTGCCAGAATCTGCCGTGCTGTCCAGTCAGCCTCAAGATAATTAAAGGCCGCCTCAGTAGCAATAACATCGTTATCACAATACTCAGCGACCTTAATCCAAAGCTCTTCCGGAACCGGTTGATCCCATGGAAGACCAAGCTCCTGGTGATGCGTTCCCGCCTTGATAATTCTTATTTTTTCGTCAGAGAATCCTTTTTTCTTGAGATCATCATCGGTAAGGTTTCCCATCTCGATTTCTAATTTCTTAAGACTTTTCTTATTACCAGCCGAAGCGAAATCATACACGTCCGTATAGGATACGTTGTACGCCTCTCCAAAGAAACAGTTCGGACTTCCGTTAATGATTTTCTGCGAAAGGTTATAGAGCTGTTCATTTGTATAACCCATTAACCTTGCGTACAGAATATGGTTATCATATCTCCGACAGTTGAAGCCAACAAGTCTGAACCGCATCAGCTCCTCGATCTCACTCGGAGACGGGTTAATCATTCTTACAACTGGCCTTCCCTCACCCTCAATCTTCCAGTTTACAAGGAATAAGTTTGGGAAAACCTCGATATCATAGAATACCAGCTTTGCATCATCATTTTTCACCGCTGTGGACGGATCTGCGGATTTAAACTGCATCTTGTTGACTAACTTAATACAGTAATCTGCCTGATGAGTGCTGTTCGCTGCAAATGCCAATACTGCATTGCGCATATCTGTGACGTCATATTTCAAATCACTTCCATACGCATCTTCCAGTATCTTGTAGATAAAATCGATACTGGGCTTAGTTCCCGGATGTATCTCTTTATTAAGATTCCGTTTAATCAGTGTTCTAAGCCCTTTCTCGCTCTTAATCGCTTCAAAATTTACCATTTTTTGTTCTCCTTTCAGCGGTAAACCGGAGCTAATTGTTGCGATAGGCAAATTATTACACTTTGACAACATACGTCGCAATGAGCTTTTGCCTGTGAACACCTTAACTTCAATATGGTCGTCGTATACCCTGCTAAGCTGAGTTGGATCTCCGGTATAAATATAATGGAGATGTATTCCCTGTCCGGATTTACTAAGCTCTGCATATGTAGGCGGCCATTTACTTGCTTCAGCTAAATTCTTTTCGAATGACTTGTTTCCAGATTCATCCGGAATATCAAAGTCGATTACGATATGATTCTCCGGAACTTTCACATAATGAAGTTTTCTTGTATCAATTCCAGATAATTTTGTGCGAACAGAATCCCATTTTTTCTGAGGTGTTTCATTTTCCGAAGCATACTGTGCGGGGCATTCCGAACACACATCATCGAATATGGATTCGGTACTATCAAATTGGATCAGTGTCGGTTTGACTGCTTCCGTCTTTTCCTCTACGGTCTCCTCTTCAAATTTTTCTGTCCGGAACCCAATGTAATAGCTTCTAACACGAGTTCCATCATCGAGATTGAAGCGTTCCTGAAAATCATGAAAATAGTTTTTAAGTTCCTCTTTAAATACCCTCTGCGAAAACGGGAATCCGACCTTTGCGTCATCACAGTATGTTTTATACATCTCCCATGCAGCTTTCAGAGTTGTCCCGTTTTCTTTCTTAAATACATGGTATGAATCGATGATAAAGTTGTAAAAATCATTAGATGCACCAAGCATCGTGATCGGAATATAATCGTCATAACGACCAGGATTGCCCAAATATACTTCTTGACAATGATAAGCAATAGCTCCCAACTCAAATTCCACCTGCTTCACAATCGTTTTGTACTCTTTGGGGTTCAGCTTATTTCCAGACGGCGATACATCGATCAATCTTCGAATCAGACCAGACTTCGCATCCGTAATCTTGACCGGCTTATTTGTTCCCATAAACAGGAAACATTTAAACCGGTTTGAGTATGTAGACTTGAATTTTTCGTTAACAGTCATCAACTCATGAGATACTAAACTGTTCAATCTGGTGTTATCCTCAATTCTTGACAAATCGCCATCATGCTGAATCGCAACC